GTTATAAAACACGAGACCATTGTGATAGAGGCGGCCGTTGCCAACAGTGACCACAGCCGGTGCGGTCTGCACCGTCGTGAACCCGGTGAACGCCATGTCTGGGATGATCGTGTCCCAGACCAAGTGATCGAACGACGCGCGCGGGAATAGGCCGAAGTTGTTGAAGTCCTCTACAGTGACCTTCTGCCAATCTTGGATGTTGACCTTACGCTCCACGGCAAATCTCCTTCATGGTTGGTTGCGACTTAGAGCAAGTTGAAGACTTGCTGGTCGACGGTTGTCTCGGTCCAAGCGCGTTCTCGCAACTCGATCAGCCGCGTTGGGTCATAGGCGACACGCACTCGATCTCTCAGCGCTTGCGATGTGACGACGGCGCGGTTGCTGCGGTCGAAGTCTTGCAGTTGCACTTCGCTGCTGAAGTAATTGTCGTCGCTGCTGTAGCCCTCGTCAGCGAACCACGAGAACACTTCGTCCTCGGCGTGCAGATCGATCATCAGGTCGGCCGTGTAGGCTGGCCACGACACGTAGTCGACGCCGACGAACGAGATGCCGCCAGTGATGACGGCTGCGATTGCCGGGTCGTTCAGGAAGATGCGGTCTGCCAGCATGCGCCCCGCGTCGTATCCGGCGTCGGCGTAGTACACGATGGGCACCGGGGGCGGAGGATCGGGCACCGTGTTCGGCGGCGGTGGCGGCAGATAGATCGGGTGCGACGGCTCTGGCTCGGGCGTGTAGAGGTTTCTGCTGTCGCTCCAGTCGCCGACGAAGAAGAAGCTGTTGCCCCATCCGATGTCGCTCTCGCGCTCATAGCGAACGTCAATCGGATCAAGGCCGGGCACCACGGTGTCGAGGTGTAGCTGCGACTCCTCGTGGTTATAGGTGGCGTCGATGCGCATCGTGACCAGTTGCGGCACCACCTTCTCGGCGCACACGAAGCGCTCGTCATCGTTGACGAAGTCGTCGTTGGCCATGACGGCCATGCCAGCATTGCCGGGGATCGACACCTGCTCGTAGTCAATTGAGGCAACGCCGTTGATCTCCTTGGTGAACGTGTAAATCTGGAGCGGATAATCGACACCCCTGATGCGAATGAACGCCTTGCGACCGTGCAAGGCCTCGCCGTCGTCGAGACCGACGTGCCAATTGCAGCCGCCGTCGTCGCAGAACATCACATCGACGCCATCCCAGCCCACGCCCTCGTAGAACGTGATCCGGATTTCCGGCATCAAGTGAATCCAGAAGTCGTACGCCTCCTTGCTCAACGATGGCGAAGCGAAGAAACTCTGCGGCGGCCTGATCGCCTGCTGGATCGTGTAGCCGCCAGTGAAGTCGCGCCCCGTGTAGTGGAGCGCCATCTCGATGCCAGCCTGCGTGCCGCGCAGCGACTTGTATTCGAACTGCTTGGCGACCCACTCACGCTGCGTCGACTCCGACCAGCCTTCCTCCCACAGCAGCACGCCCATCGCGTAGCCGAGATAGGGCAGGTTGTTGTACGAGATCGCGTACGGGTCCCACTGATCGTGGATGATCTCGGCATCGGTGCCGATCAGACGCTCGCCGTCGACATCGGCCATCGCCTTTTCGAGACCGGACGCAGAGCGATAGAGGAGCTTCGCACCGGGACGGCTGATGATGCCCTCGGTGAGAATGTTGTCGCTCTCGCTCATAGAGTTCGCCCGGCCAGTCGGATGCTGACGTTGGTCACCTTGACCACCCAGTCGAGCGGAATCAGAACATCATCTTCCGGCGACTCGATATCGACATGATGCACCCCGCTCATGGCGCACGCTGCATGGATCGAAGTCATCGTGTGATCGTGGCCGAGCCAGTATTGATTCAGAATCAGGGCGTCGATATTGGTCGCGATCTTGAACAGCGTCTGCTCGACTGCGGTCCCCGGATAGAGCCACACCGCGATTTTGTATTCGGTATTCATGACCTTCGGCGGGTTGACCGAGATCACGTCTGTGAGCCCCTGCCGCGACAGTGACTGGATGTAGGCGCGGATGCGGACCAGCGTCTCCTGCGACGGCTTCGGGTCCGTGTAGTCGGTGTTCATCAGACAGGTGATCAGGATCGTCGGATAGTAATCGTGCATCACCGAGCGGATCGCGGTCACGTCGCGCAGATCGGGCTCCGCTGTCAGCGCCCAATACTCGTACGCCTCGGCAGTGCCGTGCGGTGACAACGTGTTGGGACTGAGCCAGATGCGCCGACGATAGCGATCATCCGACTCGCCTTCGAGGCGCGGCACGCCACCGGGATAGCGCGACGCGATGGCATCGAGATCAGTGCCAATGGCATAGGCCAGCGTGATCGAGCGCGCCGCCTGATTAACGCGATCTCTCAACAGAAGCTCGAAGTAGGTGCAGCACTCTTGATTGATCTTGATCGGATCGAACTCGAGCTGCTCAACATCGTACTGCGCCGCCGACGGCGGATCGTACTCAGCCCACAGAACCTTGAGCCGCGCCATGCGGTCAGCGAGAATCCGCTCGGCGTCGAGCTTCTCCAGCACGATCATCGGCTGGAGATTCGCTGGCAGCAGGATCGAGATGCGTTCCGTCAATCGATCAGTGAGCGCCTGTCCATCGGCCATTTACAGCTTGCTCCCCGGTGGGATGGTTGGCGTTGTGCCAATGCCTCCGGGGGGCGCGCCAGCGATCAGGCCCGGCTGCCGTTCCCAGAGATTGTAGCCGGTCGAGACCAGACCAATGGCACGGCGAACTTGCGGAGAGCCATTGCCGAGATGGCCGCGCGGCATGTAGGTGCCGTCCATCGACGTGGTCAGCTTGCCGGTGCGTAGCTCCTCGGGCGAAGTCAGGAGCGAGCCGTCAGCGCGCTTCGCAACACGCACGCGCTGGATGTGATAGTTCGGCTCCCACAGATCGACGCTGGTGCAGATCGCCCAGTAGAAGTGCGCGATGGTGTTCTCGGTCGCGTTCTGCCCGATCAAGTGCGGCACGTACGAGCCCACCCATCGCCGCAGAACGCGCTCGTGAAACCGGGTCGAGAAGATCAGCAGCATCGACTGGATCACGTGATCCCATCCCGTGAGCATGCGGCCGGTGTATCGGTCCATGCCGATGCGCACGGGATTGAGGGTTATGCGGCCGTACTTGAGGTCGGGCCACATATCCAGATCGGGTTCGTAGACGTACGGCATTCAGGTCAGCCCCGAAAAGTAGTCTTCGGCTGCTCATCGGAAACGCGCGTCGGCTCCGGAATCTGCGGACGCTTCTTCGGCTCGCCCTTCTTCTTGTCGTCGCTGGTCTTCTTCGTGGTCTTCTTCTTGCGCCTGCTCGCAGCGGCGGGCGACACCGCAGCGAACGACGGCGCACCGGACTGCGTGACCCGAGAGTACTTCGGAACGCGCGTCGGCTCTTCGTCTGGTGCCTCACTGCGCCCGCGCGTGATCTGCGCGAGGAGCTTCTTCTGAGGTCCGGAGAGTTCACCGAGCGGTGCCGAACCGGCCAAGCCCTGATCGATCCAGTACTGCATCACCATGGCGGATGACAGAACGTACGCGCCCTTGTCGTCGTCATCGTTCTTCACCAGCAGACCACCAAGGTCACCCGACACGCCGGGGTCGTAGACGTAGAATTTCTGCAAGATCGCAGTGCTCTTTCTCGGAACTGCCGTGCTTCGTGCCATTGTCTTCTCCTCGCTTGGTTGGATTGATTAAGCGTCGTCGTTCTTCATCGGGTCCTTGCCGATAATCGGAGGCCTCGACATGATGATGTTGCCCGCTGTCACCACGACCCAATCGCTCTTGGCGCGCATTTTCACGCCCTTCTTGTCCACCATGTTGCGGGTGTCTGTGCCGAAGCGCGTTGTGAATCCGGTCTTCGCGTTCATGCGCTGCTTGAGCTTCGCCTTCGACCCGCCGACATGACCCTTCTGCTCTTTCTTCTGGCCACTGCCGCCGCTCTGCGCGCTGCCGCCACCACCGCCACCACCACCGCCACCGCCAGCGCTAGCGCCACTGTCCTGCCCGCCCTTCTTCTGCTCCTCGTCATCCTGTAGCCAGTTGTCGTGCCCCTCTTTCGTGTTCTTGCTTCTGTAGTCCTTCAGTTGATAGGACTCCTCGTTCTGTCCGGACTTGTCGGCGTGCTCGGGCGTCGGAAAATCCTTGTTCGGCGCGTACGGTGCGATCATTCCCTGCGCGATGTCGCCGCCGGGGCATATGATCGAAAGCGTCTGCCCCTTCTCGTAGAACTTCTGCTCCCGCGCACCGCCGCGCATGTCGGATGTGTTGAGCCACGGCGACAGGATCGGCTGACCGTCCTTGTCCTTGCCAAGCTCCATCCGCAGCTTGGTGCCCTTCACCTCGTGAACCTTGCCGTTCCTGTGCGTATCCTTGAACTGCCGCTCTAGCCGCGCCATCGCCTGAAGGAGTCTCTGGTAGTCGTCTGCCATGCTGGTGCCCTCACAGTTCGATCTTCACCGTCCGCGTCGCCTTGTTCAAAATGGTCTGCGCCAGTTGCCGGATGGTGGTCTTGACCTCGACCTTCTTGCTGCCGCCGCGTCCCGTGCCGCTCAGCGTCGTCATCGTCACCGGCAGCCGTTTTCCCTTCTGCACATACGGCATGATGATGCACCGGCAGTGCGGGTGCTTCGGCACATGCTGCCTCGCGGTCTCCACTGGCATCGGACCAGAGGCGGCAAGCTCTTCGCAGTCCATGCAGACCAGTTCGTCTTTCTTCGAGACGACGATCACAAGCTCGCCCGTCATCTGCTTTCCGAAGTCGGTGCTCTCGCGCTTGCCCTCCAGCTTCCGCAGGGCTTGGTCCTCGTAGAGACCCTCGTTGATCGTGACCTTGAAGGTCGCGTCACCGCGCGACGCCCGATCCACTTTGATGAGGCCTCGCACCTGCTCAAGCGACAACCCGGTCTGCTGCACGAGGCTGGAGGCCAAGACCGAGACGAGGCTGTCGCCGACCTCGTTGATGCCTGCCGCGATCACCGGCTGCGTTACCTTGGACGCCGCCGCCATGCGCTTGCTGAACTCGACGAGATCAGGGGACTCAATCTTCAACTTCAGCATCCGCCACGACCTTGTCCTTCTTGTCTTTGGTCTTGAGCGAGCCGACGCCGGTCGAGACCGTGTCATCGCCGAGCAGACCGCCCTCCTCATCCTTCGGCATGTCGATGTCGTCGAGCGTGAGATCGCTCAGGATCGGAGCCTCGCCGCGCTCGTCGGTCAGGTCGTCGCCGCGCAGCGATAGCTCACTTGAAAGCGGCGCAAGCCCGATGGCGCGCAAGCCAACACGTCTCACGCCTAGCCAAGCCTGCACCTGCTCCCACTGAGGAGCCGCGCCGCGACTCACCAATGCCTCGCAAATCTCCGCCGCGTGCTCCATGTGCGCCTCCGGATGATCGTTGGCGACCTCGATGAACTTTCTGATCGGGTGGTCATCAGGCACCGGAACGCCCGGCGGCATGTCGGAACAGATGTCGCAAACGATGCCGAGTTGGCGCGCCGCCCATCGGCGATCCCGATCCGCAGATGCGCCGCGCTGTCCGTTCATCCGATCAATGCGGAGAATGAAACGCTTCAACAGTTCTGCCCAGTCGCTCTTCGGGTCGCCGAGCAGCGCCGCGATGGTCTGGTCCTCGACCATGTCGAGCGCGATCTCCATGCCCTCATCGGTCTGCGGAATCTGCAACGTCGCATCGCCAGTCGCGCCAGTGATCTTGGACGCGACGCCAAGCTCCAAGACCAGTGTAAGTTCGCGCCGCGCTGCGTAGATGTCGTGACCGCCCACCTCGACGCGATTGTCGGCATCGGTGTAGATCACGATGTAAGGCTTGGCCGCTTCGTTCAGCGTCAGCGCCTGCGACAGCGGCGTGTTGTCTGAATCAAACACCCGATCATCCGCCCACGTCGCACCCCGCAACGCCGCGACCGCTGTCAGCCGCGTCAGCATGCGGACGATGCTCATTCACTGCTCCTCAAGAACGCGAACAAGGTGCACGTCGGGTCGGCCGCCGGGGTCGGCATAAATGAACGTGACCTCGTGCATCTCGTCCCGGTCGGGGAAGTACACGCGGTCGCCTTTGCGCAGCTTGCACTGCTCGACCGCCTCGAACCGGATCGAGAGCGAGGTGTCGACCGTCGCCTGCGTGTGGTTTACGCCGCCGCCGGTCTGGACGTTCGCGCCGCGCCCTTGATCGAAGATGCCGACCCCGACCACCTCAAGCCGACTGGGATCAGCGACCGAAGCGCGATACCCGCCGCTGACCGTGGTCATCGGCTTCAGCACAACAGGCTCGCCGAAGATGCGGTCGATCTCCGCGTCGACCGGCACCATGTCGTCGGGCAGAATCTTAGTGTGCGGCATTGAAGATCACCAACATCAGGAGCGCCGTCACCGCGCCGAGCATCAGCGCGACTGTCAGCAACCGCCACCATCCGGGGTCTCTAGCCATGTTGAATCGTCGCCGACACGATGGTGACCTGTTTCCCGACCGCGAGGTTGACGTTGTCCAGACAGATTTCGAAGTCGTGGGTTTCGTCAAGCGTCGGGTCGACACCAATCGACATCTCGTCGATCACGATGTTGCCGCTGCCGTCGGTGATCGTGCCGACGTAGGCGACACCAGCGATTGCGACGAAGCCGGTGGTCGGAGCGGTCAGCACGAGATCAGCGCCGACCATGTAGAACGACGGGCGAGCTAGGATCAGCGTCGCAAGGACTGTGCGCTCGTCGTTGCGTAGCTCGATGGTGCCGGTCGCGTTGCCGCCGTCGATGGAGTCAAGCACCGCCTGCATCCGCCGCCGCTTGACGTTGTGTGAATATTCCATCTTCAGATCACCGCGATGTGTGGGGCGTTGCGCCGCACAAACGACAGATATATTTCACCGTACTTCGTCGATTCCCAGAACTCAGACGATGACGACGACGTGCCGCCACCGCTGCTGCTGGATTTCTGGTCAGAGAGCGAGACGCGATCATAGGTCACTTGCCGGTCGCGGAAGCGAACCGACTTGACCCATATCTTGCCAAGCTCGGGATCGACCACGCCACCGCCACCGCTGCCGCCTTCATCGCCGCCGC